ACCGCCACCGCCAGCACCACCTTCATTACCAGAAGGTGATCTGCCACCTCGGTACCCCTGAGATGTGCTGTTTGTATTTCCCCCACCAAGAGAGTTGTACACAGCAGAGTATTCTTTAATACCTAAAGCAGATCCGCCATAACCTTCTTTAGTAGAGCCACCACCAGATCCACCAGCGTTACCGCTGTGATCCAATCCAGATCCAGCGTATCCACCAGCTCCAGAACCACCACCAATAGCAATAATGTTTGATGTATAACCTAAGCCGTTGATACCGGCATTGGTTCCAGAAAGAAAACTAGAGTTGCTTCCATTATTACCTTGAGTACCTAAGTAAGTATCTGCTGATGAAACACCAGCACCACCACCGCCAATAGTAATTGTATAACTTTGAAAAGCACCTAATGATTGAGATGCTTGATAGTTAACACCACCAGCACCACCACCGCCGCCGCCCTTTTCGTTTGCACGGTTTCCACCACTAGCTCCACCGCCAGCAATAACTAAAACATCAGCAGTTATGTTTTCAGTAGGCTTGAATGATCCATCACCAGTATATGTGTGGTAAACATATCCACCAGAAATTACAATAGTTCCACCAATGGCTTTAATTTGCCCACCCAATAGATTAGGGTACTTAATTATCCCATCAGATATTTCTGATTTAGAAAATCTTGATATTGCCATTATGGTAAAACCTTTCGATTAAATTAGTTTTCTGAACCAAATGCTGTAAATGTAAGATTTGCGTTTGATGCGTATGTACGAATTGCGTTAGTTGCTGCTAATGTAATTCCAAGTGTTAGTGCTACAGAATCATTAGCTGCGATTGACACATCGTATGCAATGTAGTGATTATTTGCCAATGTTGTTGCTGCTGTTGGCTTTACTGCTAATCGATATGTTGCAGCAGATGCACCACGATTAGCTATTACGATTGAAGATACTACTGTTGAAGAAGAAGCCGGTACTGCATATAGACCTTCTTCAGTTGTTGCGGCAGCGGCAAGCTGACCAAGTACTTTATATGCCATGTTTATGCTCCCATGAGTAGAAACGGATCTAAGCTACCAGAGCTAATCTCTGATGCTTTTGCCAAAGGATACCCTCCGGCTGTGGCACCATCGTGAACTACGAGGGTGTCCTTGGTGGTGTCGACTGTTATCTCACCAACCAAACCTGTAAATGTAGAGTGTTCTGAAGTAGTACCTCTACGGAGTTGAATTGCAAATGAACTCACTTTATGCTCCCATCATCATAAATACATCTGGCAATGGATCTGTAGTAATTGTTGCCCAAGATGCTGTTGAACCATTGGTAGTTAAATACTTTCCAGAGTTACCACTCTGAGATGGAAGACTTACTGGAGCTGCTGCCCAAGTGATTCCGTTGGCTGCAGTAGATGATGCAGTAAGAAGGAATCCATCGGTACCCACCGCTAGTCGAACTGCTGTGTCAGCAGCAGAAGCTACTATCAAGTCACCTTTAGCATCAAAGATTGTAGCCTGAATAGCACTAGCAGCAGCAGTCGCTGAATTTGCTGCTGATGTAGCAGATGTTGCAGCAGAATTAGCAGAAGTCAAAGCACTAGATGCTGAGGTTGATGCAGAACTAGCAGATGTAGCAGCTGCTGTTGCTGAGTTAGCAGCAGATGTGGCAGAGGTAGATGCCGATGTAGCACTTGTTGCTGCACTAGAAGCAGATGTCGCAGCCGATGCTGCGATAGTTGAGATGTTGATGTAAGTCGTTGTCGTTGTATCGGCAACCGTAATAGATCCCATGTCTCGGACGATGCCAGCACCAGTCAAACCTATTACTGATGAGTAGGTTGAGAGGGCAGATGAGGCAGAAGTCGAAGCCGAGGATGCCGAGGTGGCAGCCGAGGTAGCAGATGTAGCTGCAGAGTTGGCTGAGGTCAGGGCTGAGGATGCACTTGTAGAGGCACTAGAGGCCGATGTAGCCGCTGAAGTGGCACTTGTGGCCGCAGATGAGGTCGAACCAAATACTGTGTCGATATAGGTCTTGTTGACTGCATCGGTTGAGTTTGTTGGGGTAGCAAGATCTATAATCTTATTGTTACCCATGGACAATGCACCGGTCATAGAGTCGCCGGCCTTGGCCACCTTGGTACCGATAGATGTCGCTACAGTTGTTGAGAAGTTGGCATCATCGCCAAGGGCAGCCGCCAACTCATTAAGAGTATCAAGAGCCGCTGGAGCTGAATCGATTGTGTTTGCAATCTGTGTATCTACATAAGCCTTAGTAGCAGCATCTGTATTAGACGATGGAGTTCCCAGACCTGTGATCTTGTAGCTTCCGGCAGCAAGGTCGGAACCCAAGGTTCCGCTTGTGATTGTCTTAGATGTAAGGGTAGATGCCACACCATCAAGGGTGACTGTACCTGTTGCGTTGGGTAGTGTGATTGTTCTATCTGATGTTGGATCAACTACTGTAAGTGTTGTTTCAAAAGCATCAGAAGTTGAACCCTCAAACTGGATGCCACCATTGGCAATTACTGCACCAGAAATAATCTTGTTAGTAAGAGTCTGTGCATCTGATGTACCGACTACATCACCAGTTACTCCGTGGACTCCAGCCTTAGTAGGATCTGCAGATGTTCCAGCGTGAGCTGAGAACTCGTTGAAGTCCTGACCTGAAACCACATGTCGGACTGTTGCACCGATTGAGTGGGAGATTGCTGTCGTTCCATCTTGTCCACGCTGAACCGTTGCTACGGTTCCAGAGACACCTGTAACCTTGATAAGTTCTTCTTTGTTTGTATCAGGATCGACAACAAGCGTGTATGGATAGTTGGATGGGAATCCGGTAACGAGGTCGAGGGTGATTGATTCGACAACGCTATCGACTGATGCAGCAAGGGAAGCTTGCTTAGCCGTTGAGGCGTAGTATCTATTTTGGGCCATTGATTACCTCGTGTAGTGGAGTTTAGGTGGATAGAGATCACGGAGTCCAGCAGCTTCTTGCTGAAGTCGCTGGGTGTAAAGACCGAGGAAGTAACGAGATGCAGCAGATCCAGAGCCAATAGGCTTTGATCTATCGAGCATGTCTGCTTCAACTGTAGTTGTAGGAACTCGTGCAGCATCGGCTCCGGCAAGAAGACGGGCAATAGTTCCGTAGGTAATTACATCTGTTGTGCTTGAAGGAAGACCAGTTACTGTCTCGTATACATCATTTGCTGCAGATAAAATTGTTGGTGCCTTGGCATATGTAACCTGTACTGTTCGTCCGGCATCGATGCCATCAAACAATAGAAGTGATTTGCCTGATGTAAAGGCTGTTGTGTTTGATGTCTTATCAAAGTCATATCTACGAACATCAAGCCATTCCTTGGATGAGCCAAGTGTCTGCCACTTAACTGCCAAGATGTACTCTGCTGCAGCAGGTAGATCGTATGAAACTACTGATGTGTTAAATGGAAATGTGTGTGTTGCAACGCCATAGAGTTCTGGGTATACAGCTTGGATGGTGTCGTTGATTGCCTGCTTGACCATAAAGCGTGGATACGCTGGAGCTACAGTTACCTTGGCTTGGTTAGCTGCAGTTGCCGCAGTAGTGCCACGGAAGGCACGACCCCATGGTGCAAGGTATACCTGCTTGGTGAGGTTATCTGTACGATCTACATACATCAACTCATCGCCAACTTCAATCAAGCCTCGACCCATCTGAGATGTTTCGTTAACAACGAAGTCTGTAGCAGATGCTGTGATTCCACCAGACTGGTTGATCCAAGTAGCAGTCTCTTGCTGGGCCCCATAACCTTGGATCTGTCCAAGGACTCGTTCGATTAAACCGTTAAATGTTGTTGTCATGAAGACCTCGCTCTTAGGGCTGCAGCAGCAGCCTTGTCGGTAGTTCCACCAAGTTGATTGCAGACCCCACGAAGGTCTTTCCAATTAGGACGGGTATTACCAGCTTTGACATTCAAGGCACCAACGAGGTCTAGTCCTGTAGTTCCAGCCCAAGTGTTAGCAGCTTGTGCTACACCTACATATGACTGAATCGCAGGATATGTACCACCGTTAGCAAGACGATTAAGTTCTGCCTTGAGTGTACTTCCATTAGTGCCTGTTGCCATTACTTACCCTTCTTCTTTGCTACTGCTGCATTATCTACAAGGTTTGGATAAGGACGACCAGCAGCCTTGGCACGAGCCTTAGCCTGTGTCTTCTGTGCCGGTGTTAACTTCTTAGAAGTTTTCTTTGGATTCTTCTTATCCCAAAACGCTGTCTTCTTTTTCACCACTTCACCTTATCTGCCCAATATGCCGCTGACATCTTGCCTTTGGCAATGTTCTTTGCATGACGAGCTTTGAATGATGCTTGTCTTGCTGTTGGCTTCTTATCGCCTGATACACCCTGCTGACCGAATCTAATTGTCTTAACCTTTGTACCTTCTTTGGCTACGACAACATGAGACTTCGTTGGGTGTGATGGAGTCCTCTTAGGTTTATTAAACCCGGAGACCCCTGCCTTCTTTAGACGGGAGTCTTTCTTCTCAGCCATTTACTTCTTCTTACCCATTTTCTTAGGCATTGACTTCTTGCTAACCATCTTCTTGCCAGTCTTCTTTGCTTCCATTCTGGCTTCTTTCATACCCTTAGCTGAGTATGAGAATTCTTTCTTTCCGACCTTTGGCATAATTACTTACCCTTCTTCTTGGAGACAGCCTTCTTGACAGCCTTCTTCTTACCGTATTCCATCATGCGTTCTTTAGGGCCTTCCATCTTTTCATGCTTCTTCTTGGCGGCCATTGACTTGTACTTCTCACCCTTAGCTGACATTTGGTTCTCCCTTTGTGTGATGACTTTGATTTTCCCACCGCTATTTATATCGAACGATATGGAAACTTCTATGCTCTTACGAGCTTCGTTTGCTGCTGCTCTTGTATTCGTTGGGGATATTGATGCTCTTGCTAACGAGCCAAGTGCATAGGATCCACCGGATCCAATACCGTAAATTCCACGGTCATCTCTTACCCAAGAAAAATCATTATCAATCTGGTAGATCCTACCTTTAACACATAGCAGGGCATCAAACCCTGCTTCTGCTTTAGGATCATTGTCTGCAGTCTTTGGTGCTGGGTCATACCCATAGTCTGCATAGGCTTGTCTTAACGATGGCAAGATGTCTGTCATCATAAACTTATCTAGGTTCACCCCTCGTGGGATCTTTGGCATATTCCAACTATGCAAAGCTATATCTCCGGCTATCACATCACCGGCAAAAGCAAATACAAACTCACCCTTTTCGACAACCTTATCCATACCGGTTGCCATAAACTTCTGATCTCCAGCAACTATCAAAGACTCTGCAGCAATCAATCCCCAACCTTTACCTTGAATACCGATAATGGTTGTCATTGGCTTATCCCTTAAATGAGTTATCGGTTGAGTCGAAGGCCTTACCAGCAAGTTGGCTAAGGTTCATTGCTGCTTGAATATCTTTCATGTTGGTTGTTGCTGGCTCTACACCCTGACGGATTGCATCGCTATAAGCATTGAGTTCATTGTTGTAAGCCTTGGAACTCATAGTCTTGCGATTGTTAGCATCACCTGTACTTAGTTCTAGGTTAGATGCTCTTAAGCAAACTCCCCAGTTTTCGTGATCCTGAGTAGGACAACCCGTTCTACATGCCATTAAATATCCACCAAAAATCCTGTGTGTGCAGTATCAGATAATGCTACTGCTTCTGATCTTGTCTTTGTGGGGAATCCTAATGAAGTCAACATTGCTGCTTCTGCGTTTGAAACATTGTGTGTCCTACCGCCAAGGTAGGCATAATCTGCTGCATCGGTATCGTCCTGTGTTACTGCTCGTGATAACACGATAGATGATCCAGTAATAAGTACTGCTACACCTCTTGGAGAAACTACTCGCTTAAGAAGACTATCCTTCAAAGGCCATGCTTCCATCACCTGCGGTGGATAAAATTCAAATGCCATTATTACTCCTTTGGTAGAGAGGGGGCAGGTTGCCCTACCCCCTCAACTATGAATCTGACTAGAGAGCAGATCCGCCTGTTTCTAGACGAACTACTGCATCGTCACGGAAGATTCCCCAACCGCCGAAGTACTTCCAGCCGATAGCTGACTTACGGCGTAGGTAGTCTGTCTGAGGTGATACGACTGTTGTTACATCGTAAACATTTGCCTCAAGAAGAGCTTCCTTACCAACTGCGATTGCCTTGTAGACATTTGCAGATGATGCACCTTCGGTTGTACGAAGAACGCGGTTTGTCTGAACAACTTGGAATCCTTCAAGAACACCGATGGTGCCTGTAAGGATGTTACCCATGTTCTCAGTTGTGTACTTGTGGATGTCTACGAATCCGCCAGCACCTGTCTCGGCACGAAGGTCGAAAGCTTGGCGTGGGTGGATGAATAGTGTGTACAAGTCACCTTGGCGTGGCTGAGCATTACCCTCAAGGAGTTCTGTCTGAGCCTTGCGTAGCATCGCTGTTGAAAGAACATCTGATGCTGTAAGTGTTGCTGTTGTTGTACGAGATCCACCGAACTTAACCTTTGTACCTGCAACAAGTGCATTGGCAACAAGGGTATCGATTGTGTCTGCTGCGTTATACGCAAGTGCATCTGCAATCATTGTGTCGATAGATGAGAAAGAAGCAAGGTTAACCTTCTCTGTCTCTTCTAGTACATTTCCATACTCAGTAACAGTAACTGTTACCTGTGATGGGTTAGCCAATGCAACTGGAGTTACATCGGATGCTTCTGTCAAAGCTGTGGTTGCCTTGTCCAAGTTAGCGTAAACGCTGAACTTGAGTGAGGTTCCCGGGTTTGTTAGTGATACTGGGCGGAGATCTGCGATCTGACGCATGACTGGAAGTGAACGGAGTTGTGCCCGTACATATGTGTCATATGCATTTTGAACGAGATTACCGAGACCAGAGATTTGTGTGGTTGCCATTTAGCAACACCTCTTTCTTGGGTTAGTAACCGGCTTTACCAAGGTCTGTAAATAGTTGCTTCAATGCATCTGGGCCCTTAGCAGCAGCTTCATCCATTTGCTTCTGAATCATCTGTTGACGATCAGCAGGTAAGGATTGTTCTACCGTGGCTTGTGCCTTGTTGTAACTATCGAGAAAACCTTCTGGCAAGCCAGTAGGGGTCTGGGTTTGCTGGGCTGGAGCTGCACCAAAGATTGATGACTTTGCTTCTACCCATGCTGACAACGATTCCTCCGTGAGGTCGATGTCCTGTGGAATGAACTCAGCGATTGCTGGATTCAACCCACGAGCTGTGAGGACTTCCGAAATAGTCCGTTCTCTTTTTTCTTTACGCAAGGTAGCAAGTTCTTCCTGAATTTCCTTCAGTTGCTTTTCTTTTGCCTTATTGGCTTTGCGTAGTTGCTTGATCGGATCGGTTTCGTATTCGTTATCGAAATCATCCTCGTATAGCTCTTCATTGGACATGTGTCCTACTCCCTTTTCTATGGTTAGATCGCTGGCCTCAAGTCATTCGGGGAAATTGACTTGGCTCCAACTACCGTATGTACACACATTCAGAACCGGTCTCTCTGATGCGGAGTGGGTGCCGGGGTCTTGAACCCCGGAGATTGCCAATCACCCGATAGAACTAACTGACTTGGCCAGTAGATCTCAATGCTCTTGTTCCAACGGCAGATGTTCCACCGAAGGCTGCTAGGCCTGTCTGACGGATACGAGTTGCCTGTGCTTGTGCTGCTGCATCGCCAAACTCTGCAGCGATTGCTTCCTTGGCTCCAAAGTTCTCGCCATAGATAGATGCGAGGTTTCCGGTAGTCTCAAGTGATCTTGCTGCCTGTGAGTAACGCTGACGATTCTGTTCATATGTGAATGAACCTGCACCGTACTGCTGACCTACTGTTGCATCCTCACGGCTTAATCCAGCAATAAGAGCTGCTGCTGTATTCATGTTCTTACCAGCAATGTTCTCAAGGATCTTCTGGCCCTTATTAGGGTCTGCATAGTATGCAGTCAATGCTGCATCATCGATGCCGAATAGATCCTGCAGTTCCTTACGAACTACTGGATCCTTGGATGCTACGAAGTCTGCTGAAGCCTGAAGGGCTGAAGCAACATCTGCCTTAGAATAGTTATTCTTAAGGAATGTCTGGTAATCGGCAGGTGAATCGTAGAACCCTGCTGGCTGGTTGTAAGCCTGTAATACCTGCTGGTACTCATCTTCCATACCAATGATTGTTCGTTCGTCTAATGCCCTGAATCCCTTAGCAAGGCGATCCTCATTAACCTTTCCGAATCGTTCATAGTAAGACTTAGTATTGATGAGTGCTAAATAGAATCCTTCACCTGTTGTAGGGATTTCATCAAACTTCTTACCAAATCTATCTACGCCTGTGCCTTGGTAGATGGCGGTGATTTCTTCACCAAGTTCCTTCATACCTGCATTGGCAAAGCGTTCCTTAGTAATTTCAAATGCTGACTTACGCTGTGCTGCTACTGCATCTGCTTTTGCTTTTTCGGCTGCAGCTGTTGCTGCCTTATTTGCTGCTTCAATTTGGGAAGTAATAGATGCTTGCATAGCAGCCATTTGCTTTTGAAAGTCTGCTGCTTGCTGAGCAAGTAATGCCTGAATTTGTTCCGCTGTCATACCTGTTGCAGGTGGTTCTTCTACGGGTGTTTCTGTAATAAGAGTAGGACTGGTTGCAGTAAAACCACCAGATACAGGATCATATCTATAAGGTGCTGTTGGTTCTACAGTTTCGCCTTCGCCTGTCACATAGCCAGTTGCAGTACGAGTAGACCCTACTGGAATTGGGCCAGTAAACATTCTGGGTGCATCCGGGTTGACTGGAGTAAACATAGGTGTAACTGCTGCTGCAACCGGAGTAGCAGCAACTGGTGCCATTCCAAGTGTTTTTCTTTCTGCATTGGAAAGTGTCTGACCGCTTTGAAGCTTTCTTAACGCTTCTCTTGAATCTGCCATTACCCGATTACTCCGAATCTACCCATGACATCTATTGTGATGCCGTCTAACCTTTGTCTAGCATTGGATGTGTACTGCCAACGGCTATCCTTGAAGAGTTCCTGTTCAAACTCCCACAATGGTTTAACTGCTGTTGTTGTCTTATCACCAGTTGTGGTAGTTGTACCCATCATGGCTTTACGAATTGTTGGATCCTCTAGATCTAGAGATCCTTCTGGCACCTCTAGAATTCGGCTGACTGCACCGATGTAAGGACTTGCAATGGATAAGACTGACTCTCCATTGAGAATACGATCCTTGAAAGCCGGGAATAGTTTGATTGCCTGTTGACGAAGGTTTTCGTCAATAGCCTCTGTAGTTGTATCTCCAAGGTATGCGTTCTTACCAAGGTTAGATGCAGCCTCATCAGTAAGGTTAAGACCATACTGACGGTACTTCTGCTTAACCATTGCAACATTCTGACTGATAGCAGTCTGAACCTTTGGAAGAGATAGGTATCTATCTGAACGCTTTAATTTTTTATCGAAGTCTCCAAGAGATGTAGAACTCTTAAAGATTGTCTGGAAGTTAGCATCATCGAGGCTGAACTGAGATGCTGCCATCTCAAAGCTAGTTGTGTATGTCTGGATGTAGTCACCGATAGCCAGAGCAAAGTCTTTGCCAGCCATCATCTGTCGTGCTACTTCTGGCTTAGTTGTCTGTAGTTGATACTCACTAATAGACTTCATACGGATGTCGTATGCAATTTCTTCTGCAGTCTTTACCTTGCCAAGGATTTGATCTCGATAAGAATCACGAGTAGCAGTATCTAACTTGATACCGTTGGCTAGTGCAGATGCACCGATGACTGCATAAGTTCTTTCGTTGACATCCTTGTACCAACTGGTATCACGAAGGTATGCCTCAACCTTAGCAGGAGTTGCATTTTGAATAGCAAAGGTAACAAGCTTGTCATAGATAGGCTTGTACTTGCCACTCTCAGCAGTCTTAAAGTATTCAATAAGGAACTTAGATCCAAATGTTCCAAGTCTTGCTTCTTGCTCTGCAGTTAACTTTCCGGCCTTAGCTGCTGCAGCAGCATCTGCTTTTGCTTTTGCTGCTGCTTTATCTGCTGCAATTTGTTCGGGAGTTTTACCTGCTACTGGCGGCTTTTGGCCATCAACTGGAGGTGTCTGTGGGCCACCTACAACTTTATCTTTTACAGCAGCACCAGCTGCTGTTGAAGTTCTACCTGCGTTACCAGTTGCTTGGCTTGGGTTAGGGTAGTTCGGCATGTTGTCAGTTAAGTCAGGTATGCCATCACCATCTGAATCCTTGCCAGCAGTTGATTCAGTTGCTGTAGGGGTTTTAGGTGTTAGATTTCCCTGTGCATCTGTATCGTATTTACCTGCAGATAAGTCTGTTGATTCTTTAAGAAGTCTTTGCTGTTCAGCAATGGAAGTGTTGTAACGATTTACAAATGTTCTAAGGTCACGAGTTTGTGCAGCATTTGGCTTACCACCTTGATCGGTGATTGCACGGCTAATCATTCTGATCTGAACTAGGTCATCTTGAATGATTCTCTCAAGACCCTCTGCACGATCAGATGCAGATTTAGCCATAGCCTTTGCACGCTGTTCGATAGCGTTTGAAGCCTTTGCTCTTGCAGCTGCTGCCTTAGCAGCTTCACGAGCTGCCTTGTTTGTTGCTGCAGTTTTTGCAGCATCAGCAAGGAGCTTGTTAATATCTATAGTGCCTACTGTCTCAGCCATTATTGACCAGCCGCCAATCTAGCGATGATGTCGCCATATCCATTGAGTTGGTTGTTAACGGCTTCTGGAAGAAGCTTTTCGTCTGCCATGATGTTCTGTTCAATAACCTGACCTTTGCCGGCCATATCTAATCCACCAGTTGTACGGGTAGAGAATGTGCTACCGGTCTGAGTTGTAGTTGAGATAGAAGGGCTTGCCTCTTCTGCTCGAGTTAAAGCTGCACGAAGACGATTCTTCTCACCCTCTGACATATCACGACCAAGTAATGTACGACCTGCTGTGTCAATGATTGCATTGGCAGTCTGCGGATCTGATAAGTTGATTGACTTCTGTACCTGTGGGCCGCCACCTAACTTGCCACCCTTTTGATAGACCTGAGTCATCTCTTCCCATGAGTAACCACCTGCAGAGTTAGCCTCTTTCAGTAGATCAGCAAATGCTGCAGTATCTGCACTACTCCAGAACGAAGTCTGGAACTCTTGCTTGTTGGCATAAAGACCTGCCTGCAACATCAAAGTCTTGATGTAGTTCTGATCTTGAGGTGTCTTAAACTTTTCGTTTCTAATTGCTAGAACTTCAGCAGGTGTTCCGTTGTAAAGTGCTGTGAATAAACCACCACTAACAGTTACCTTCTTGCCACTTGCATCCATGGCCATCTGACCCGGACGGTAAACCTGAGTATTCTTCAACGGGTAGTTAACACTACTCGAGGAAGAGGCACCGGCTACCGGTGCAATAATCTCATTTGCCATTAGTTATTCCCTGTCTCGGTGGCGAATACACGCCAGTACATAACGCTGAATGATGGATACTGAGCAATAATTTTATACGCTGATTCGTCTAACCACTCAGCGACATTGCTTACTGACTTAGCAGTTAGTGTCTTAAATCCTGCAGCAGCTGCAGAATCCAATGCTGCCTTGCGATACTGCAAGAACTCAGCAAGACCCTTACCTGCTTCTGTTGCTGCAAACTTAGGCTCTGTTACTGCTTGCTCTAGTTCCTTGACCAAAGTCTCACGAGGTACACCTGCAGAACGGAAGTCTGGCTGTCCACCGAAGTCATCATCCAATGCAGCCTTACGAGTCATATAGACCTCGTGGGCTAACTTAGGATCTTCGCCATCACGAATGGCGATAGCTTCATCAGATTGCAACTTAGCCTTACGGGCTGTGTATACATAACGAGCTGCTTCCATCTGCATCTCTGCTGGAGTCAACTTGAAACGCTTACCTGACTGTGCCTGCCACTTAGCAAACTCTTGTGAGTATTGTCCGCCGGGGAAGAAGAGGGCAAACGCATTTGCATACTTAGTAGCATCTGCACGGTTATTCTGGTAGAAGTTCCATGCTTCATCAGTAGGTTGGATACCACCACGGGATCCAGATACCAATGCAAAGAGTGCTGAATCTCCGTACTTGTCTGCCCACTTAGCAACTGATAGTGCATAGTTGTCTGGGTTGTTGGCACGGATCTGCAAGAAGTCGTTGACCATCAAAGCCTGAACATGTAGCTCACCAGTCTTATCCTTAGCAAGGATCTGAGGTGCAATAGCACCGGGAGCAATGTTGGCTGTGATACCACGCCATAGGGCGAGGACTCGGTTGAGTCTTCCGGCATCCTTAAGCAGTTCTTCTGTCTGAGTATTGTCCAATGGGAACTCACCGTACTTACCAGTAGTGGCAAGGTAGGTCATAATCGGACGAAGAGTAGAAAGATTCTTAGCCTCATAGTTATCCATTCCAAGGCCGAATAGAAGGCGTTGGGCCCATGCTGGGGTGAATGTCTCCACGATGCCTTGGGCTCCCGGCTCTGGGGCTCCAAACGGATATATGATGTCTCGTAGCTGATCTGCTATCCAGCCATTCTGATTCTGTACAAGCTTGCCTACAGTCAACTGCATGGCTGGGCCTACACCCGGTAACAATTCGTTACTGAAAGCCATGTTGAGTGACGGGATAGAAAGCGATGTAGGCATACCCGGAACGCTAGTTCCCGATGTCAAAGAAAGCATGCCACCAAGAATGTCACCTGCTAGAGGAATTACCATGCGTGGATCACCGTAGGTTGGATCCTTGTAGATAAAGCCTTGGCTTGGGTCATCCCAGTTAGCGTTAGTCCACTCGTAGATTACGCCAGTCTCAGGATGTGTGAGGAACTCGAAAGCATTAGCTGCCTTGTATACACGAGCCTTGCCCTGTAGACGGAATGTGTTAGCCACATCCTTTGTAATCAACTTAGACCAGACACCCATTGTGTTTGCCCATGCTGAGATAAATGGTGCTACCAAACGCATTGCTGCTGCATACTGCTTCTGGCGAGTTGCATCGTAGAACAGTTTCTGGATTTCATCAGCCGCTAACTTCTGGGCGTAGTCGTCCATCTCTTTGAGTCCAATACCACGGTCATCAAGAGTCTTGACTCCCTCACGCATACGAACCAATGCTGGGTTAGGGAACGATGCTGGCTTACCAAAGAAGGTAGTGCCACGAAGTTCTTTCTCAGCTTGAGCCAATGCCTTCTCGGCATCAGTCTTGTTCATAAGGTTAATGTTCTCAGCGATCTTCTTCCAGTATTGCTGACGATACTCAGGCCCTAGAGACATACGCTTTTCAACAGATGCTGAGTAACGGAAGAAGGCAGATGCTGCCTTATCCCAAGTTCCCTTGAGGATTGCTGCTTGCTGGAAATCTTCTGCTGGCAAACGAAGCTGACCGATTACACGGCTTACATCTTCTGTGTTTCGGTAATCGCTAAGTACACGACCTAGCCAAGCATCCTTAGATGTCTTACCTGCTGGATCAAAGCCAAGCTTACCTGTAAGTCTTTCACCCTTGGTAGTAACCATTGGGCCACCGGCGATATAGTTACGAATCTCTGGACGACCTACTGAGATTTCATCAACTGCCTTACCTGCTGTTTCTAGATAGAAACGAATAGCCTGCTTAGCAACTACTGGGTCATCTGACATCAATACACCACGGCTGGTCTCATCGACCTTGGCGATCTGAGCAATCAGATCCTTGCCACGCTTTGTTTCAACCAAGAAGTCTGTAATTATGTCTAGATAATTATCAGCAAGGGTTAATCCCTGTGCCTTCTTAAGTTCAACAAATGCTACAGCTTCTGGGAATGTGTACTTGAATACACCGTTGATCTGAGTTCCCTTGAGAAGACCACCAGCAACCAAGCGGCTGATCTGTGACTCACGATTGATAAGAATCGCATTAGCCCATGCACGGTTGAACTGGCGTTCTGTTGAGTCAACGAAACGCATACCAGTAGGCAATAGACCTGAACGAGATCCTGCACCAACACCTCGACCAATCTGACGATTCATCATCATGGCGTATCTGTCAGCATCAGCAAGTGCTGCACCTCTAAAGCCTGCAGAGTCTGACTGCTCAACCAAGTCACGGAATGATGTACCAAAGATGTTGTTATCAAAGCGTGAGAAGTTAGTTAAGTACTGACGAGCTGCAGAACCTTTAGGGTTTGCCATCATTGTTGCAATGAATTGCAATGGGTGTGAGAAGAGTGTTGCAGATCCTGTCAGGAACGATCTAATCTGCATATCAAGGATGTTACGCTGGATGTATGAGATACGACCAACGAGAACAGTCTGCTTGAAGAATGAGTCAAAGGCTTCTGTGGTAAATGCTCGGAACTGCTGTGCTGTTTCATTCTTTGAAAGTATGCTTCTTGCGGATCCGGTAAGTTGCCGCATTGCGTTAATGTCTGGCCACTTGACAAAATTTGTAAGTTGAGAGTCAAGGAATGGATCCAAGGTAGAGAAAGTAAGCTTCTTACCATCGATAACCATTTCTGCTGTAGTCTCGCCGTCACGAATAGCATTGGCAAGGAAGTTGCGATGCATCTGCTGTTCACGCTTGAACACTCGTGCTGCATCCTGAAGAAGTCGAGCCTGTTCCTCATTGAGCTTAGGTAACTGCTCTTTGACGATACCTTGGATAGTATCGATAAAAATGTTGAATCGTTCTGATGATGTTGTTGAATCCATCATTCTCTTAGTCATCTCGACACGGAGTTTCTCAGAACCACCAAGGAATGGAACAGTATCGTTCAACTGGCTTGTGAGTCTATCGACATCATCAAGATGGAGAAGTCCTTGGTCTGGTGCAAAGCGAGTAAGCGAAGCAAGCTTGCCTTCACGCAATACATCTACAGCCTTTTCTAGTGGACGAGATGTATAGAAGTTGTTAATCAACCCCCATGTAACACCAAGTTCACGAGGTGCATAGACACCCGGGTTGTGCTGAATTGCACGACCAGCCTGTGCAGCCAAAGCAATCTTTGTGCCACGAGTAAGATCAAGTCCTACTTCACCAGCAAGGATTCCAAGTACTTCTAGCTCTGTCTTAGCAGCTGCAAGTTGCTTGGCTGTATTAACGCTGATGTTGCCATTCATTGCTCGCCATAGTTCGTAGTACTGCTTGTCGTCATAATGGTTAGCAATGAATCTTGCTACATTCTGACCAAGCTTTCCGAACATAGCATCTGATGCTGCCTGAAAGTTAAGGATGTTCTTGCCATCGATATTGGTTAGACCAAAGAGTGCTTCTGTTGCTACCTGCTGGCGGCCACGAGTCTGCTCAAGTAGTGCCTTGGCTTCTGCCTGAGTCTTAGCATGATCTCTAACAAACTGAAGGTTTGATTGGTAAACAGCATTAACACGATCATATTCAGCCTGAGCTGCAGCCTTAAGTTTACCTGTCTCTTCAATCTGCTTATCAATTTGTGCAATCTTTTCACGAGCAGTTAACTTAGGAGCCAACGCTGCTGCAGATAGATTCTCTACCTGCTGTGTAATTGCATCTGGTGTTGTAAAGGCTTGTGGCCCAACATCACGAATATCAGGAGATGCGATGGCTGATTCACCACGCTTAGCAAATTCTGTAACACGAGCAGGGAATGGATCTACTGCACGAGGGAAGTATGCGAAACCTCCGCCACCTGCTTCACGAACTGCACCGACATTCTCGAATCCATTGAATCCAAGCTTCTCGTATGCTGCATAAAGATTATCTGCAAGTCCGGCTCTCTGGGCCGCTGCAACAATCTCAGCATGTGTAGCACCGGCTACATCGATCTCATCAATAACACTCTGGATAACATCATCTGATGCACCAGCTGCTGTTGCTTCATCGATAAACTTAGAACCAAGTTCGTTACCAAGGCGAGTAGCCTGTGGTGAATCTCCAGCCTTAACAAAGCCAGTCCACTTGATTAGGTTAGGTCTCTGCTTCTTTGCAACACGAACTACAAGTTCTTCGCCATTGCGGATACCCAATGCTGCTGGACGATCACCCTTCTTAAGACCTGCCTCACCAATGGTGTGGATAAGTCCGGGAGCAAGTTGCTCTTGTGTACCAAGCTTTGCAACATCGTCAATAAGGCTATCGAATGTAGGTGCTGCATCAAGGATACCTTGAACTTCTGCTGCACGAGTAGAGCTGTTCAACTCCAAGCGATACTGCATGAAGGTTTCTTCTGCTCGCTTCTCGCCAACAAGACGAGATGCTTCTTGATCTCCACGCTTTAATTCTGTAGCAAAAGTTTCACGGCGTTGGAAAAGTTCACCGAACTCAGCATCCATTTGATCGGCTGATGCTTTGGCACTATAGAGAACATCAGAGAGTCTTTCCATCTCTGGCATTAACTCTTCTACATCTTGTGCATGCTTAAGGATGTCACCTTCGAGCATTTCGATATTGCCAGAGGCAATACGCTGTTCTGCACGATAGCCAGCAATCTCTTGTGCTTTATCTTCAAACTCACGCCGTACTGCCTTAAGTGGTGCAGCCTTTGCTTCTGCTGCTCTTGCTGCAGCCTTTGGGCCAACACGAAGTGTGGCACCAAGCTTTCCAGATTCTTTAGAGATCTTGATAAGACCAACACCCGGAACATAGGTCAATGGGTCTGCTGCTAAGTTAAGAATGAATCCAGAGACTGCTTGGAATGTACGAGCTGCCTTTGTATCTGGATCTTCAAAGAGTGTCTGTGTAAGTCCTGAAGCATATGTCCAAGGAACATTGCCCTTCATCTTTGGGCCAGCAGCAATCTGCGACTTAAGAAGAGCCTTACCTACTGCAGAGTTACGATCTACTCCAAGGAATCCTGTTCCGAGATCTACTTTGCCTGTAGTAACTAATGACTTTAATGCCTGACCTGATTGAGTTTCATCCCATGTGTTGAACAAGGTTGGTACTCGACCAGCTGCAATGTTACGGAAAGATGATTCAAGCAACTCGAATGGAGTTGTAAGTGCCATGAACGCAGTACGAGTAAGAGGTGCAAGGAAGTCTGCAGGTGAACCCTTAGTGGTTTTACCTTGTTCTCTGATCTTAGCCGCTGCTTGAATAGCAGCATTGCGTTGTGTATCTAAGTAAGACTCAGAATCCAATGTCGCTGCTGCATTAGCAGTAGCACCGTATGGTGCAGCACCTGCTTTAGCCAACGCCAAAACTGTGCCTGCACCTGCTGCTGGATATGTCTTAGCAAGTGTAGATACCTGCTTAGCAAATTGTGGGTTTAAGTATTTTGCTTCTTGGGCTTTACGCCAAGCATCGTACTCTGGTGTTCCGGCTGTCGGAACTGCGAATGGATTCTCTGCCACTAAGCACGACCCTCTGCTTTAAGTCTTTGTGCAAGACGGGTCATATCAGGGTCAGGGAATCGAGAGGCAAGAGCCATGATGAGCTTTGCTGTTTCGTCCTGAGCCTGCGGTGGCATTGGGAGAATAGATGAATCACGACCTGCACCCCAGTCGGCACCTTCGGTAATCTCGATGTCGCGGTTAGGGTTTGGTTCTTCAAAGTTAGTACGAGGTGCTGGTGTTCCACCACCCATGGTTCCCATAGATACTGGTGTTCCCTCTGATGCAGCTAATGGTACCGCTGTTTGCATATTGTACATTTCTTGTCCTGCTCCGTACTGATCTGCAGGAATCTGCATTGCAGCCTGACGACCTGTGTATCCGTCAGGTGTGGAGTAAACGCCGGGCCCTGAGACCTTAATGCCATCAGCCATTGTGCTTCTCCATCTTCTCAATATCTTTCATTAGTTCATCATGTAAGTAAACTTTTTTCGCTTCGTTTACTCTATGTGAATGGATAATTCTTGCTACGCCATCAAAAAAATCTGCTACTGAATAACTTATATTAAACATCAAAGCAGTTACTGCATAGATGTAATCAATCTTTTTAGCAGGACGAGCTAGTGCAAAACGATCTTCTGCTTCATCAAAGCAATCTTTACACATAGCTCGTCCTCTCTAAATTACTTAGCCTTCTTGCCGCCTGCTGTTGCTGGCTTTCCTGGGCCACCAAGCTTTTGCATCCCTGCCTTGCCCTTTGGTGATTTGTTATCCATTACTGGGCCCTTAACTAGAGCAGGAGCCACAGCACCTTTTTTTGTTCCGAACATATTGTTCTCCTTGTTTGTTAAGCGGCTCCACCTAGAGCTGCCATGAGTTGTGCCATTGCTGGCTGCCCACCACCGGGTTGGCCCTGTGGGGGAATAGAACCTGCAGCCGGGGCCGCTCCCGGAATCCCAGAAGGGGATTGCGAAGCACCGGGGGCCATCTCAGTCGCTGCAGGTTGTACCGGAGGCGTGAACGCTTTAGCGATAACACTCTCCAATGATTCACCTTTTTGACGACCTTCGAGGATCATTGCTAACTTAGCAACTGCATCTGATGGGTCTCCACCTTGTGATGCGATCATCGGGATCGTTGTAGCAAACTGTGAGATGGCAACACGAAGAGCATCTCGCAACTCTTCTGTATCTACCTTCTGCTCTTCTTGTGTGACATTGATGTTGAATGGAAGATTACGGCGTAGGAAGTCACGGCTAATCAACTTATCTCCACGAAGCTGCAACCCAAAGATTGCTGCACGGTTTGGATCTAGTCCTGCCATGAGTCCGTACTGCACATCTACGGTGTAATCACCGTTGATTGCTGCAGATGGTGTGTATGAAAGTTCATACGGTGTACCGTCATCGGATCCACGAATCTTCTTCTTGATATTTCCGAATACCTTCTCATCCATCTCGAATGAGATACCGATAAGGTTGATAAAGAATCGAGCAAATACTGACTGTGCTGCCTTTATCTGCGAATCGAATCCACCCATAAGGGCTTGAACACCACGACCGGTGACAATAGATGCATCGATCTGACCAGTACGGCCTTCCGGATAACGAGATCCCATGCGGAGTTCTCGCTCAAGCGACTGTGATTCAGCAAAGACTCCACCCGGAAGTTCGATAGGAACTCGGCGAATTCTTTCTGGAGTGTTAGATCGAAGCAAAGCATCTGGCCCAAGTGTGAATTCTTGGACATCTGGTGGGATAGCAATCGGTGCATTGACTGACTTCTTAGCAGCTTCTAGCTGTAGAAGTGCAAATCGAGCCTTAGCCATCTGTACTGGGATGACATCATCGAACTGTCCTCGTACCATTCCATCGACTGTAGGGCGTTCAGCCACTTCAGCAAGGATTTTACCCACCAAGTTAGGGGTATTTGACAGTACTGCGTTATCTAATTCTGGGATATAGATCGTATCTTGGTTCTTATCGTGGTATCTAACTACTGAAACAGTAGCCTTTTGGTTACGATATTTACGATCAATCTGTGCTGAATACTCTGGATACTGAGCCTTTAGGCTATCTGTATCGATACCAGAGACTGAAGCTACTGAAATCAGGGAACCGAAACGATCCTTCTCGTAGTAGCAACCGAAGGGTGAAAGGATGCGTGTACGAGGGTTATTGGTTGCAAAGTCGTATTCAACTAGGGCTATCGCAAAGCCATAGGTGTAATAGTGATCTGCTGCCTGATACATCTGTAACTGCATGTCAGATAAAGCCATGTAGTGGTTAGCAATACGGGTACGGAGTTCTGCCTTACGGCGATCTGAGTCCTTCGTCATGTTGCTAGAAGAGCAGTTGATTGCAGGAAGGGGTGCAGTAACCTCTGATAGGTCACGAGCTGCAATATCAATCATGTTGGCGATGAGTGGCTTAGGATACTCATCTGAGAATTGACCGAAGAAGACATCTTCCAAGCGACCTTGGCGGACGGCAAGTACATCTGCCATCTTGCGGTCACGGTCAACATGAGAGGTCTTAAGTCTCTCTACCTTTGCCGTGATTTCTAGTACTGAAAGCATGTTACTCCTTATGAGATACGGCGATCTGCGGCCCATTCATCAAGATTGATGACTTGTCTTTTCGCAGCATCTGCTCGTGTTAAGAATTCGTTCTTTACGAACTTTCCACCGTACTCACCAAATTGGCATATCTCTCTGGCTCTGATTTCGCAGAACCACATAGCCATTACTAAGTCGGTTTTGTTCTTTGTTTCCGGAGACCAAGTGATTAACTGGTCAATCAGTAACCGAATACCTTCGGTTCTATCTGATGGAAGATGTAGCAGGTTATCTCGATGGTGTTTACCGCTAGATTCCATAGTTCCGAATAGAGCAGCCATAGCTGCTACACCGAAACCGGTATCCCACTTGTTACGAGTGGTTGTGTGTTCCCGAAGAAGCACACCTCGGTTTGCCATCCATTGCCGTAGATTCTCATCTTGTGTCAGGTAGCCCTGAAATGCATTACGCTCCACGATCCATTCGGACGGGTTGTATTTTTCTGTCATTGTTGTGATGAGATCACGGATCTGCTGTGGCGATGGTCTAGTAATGGTAGCCGCATCCAAGATATATCTTTTCTTACGCCTACGGTCGATTGCCATTACTACGGCCGCCGTATCACCAACGATTGCTGGGTCAAGCCCGGCAACGATAGTGAGACCTTCTGTTGTTTCGGGATGACCCGGATTACCCGGAATCAATGGCCCGATCATTCTCATGCGATCGATTGAACCTCGAACACACTCTTGAGAGAATACTGAATCTTCGTCTGTGTCAGCTTGCTGGTAAACCATCGACCAAGTTTTAGGATCGAGGGCAGACCTACGCATGGAAAGGTTCTCACCATCCCAGCGAGGATACAAGCCGTTCTCGTCTGGCTCTTCATCGCTGCCCTGCCAAGGGCGGTCTGATTTAGGCCAGAGAGTCTTCCAGTCCTTCTTGTCCTCTGCGAACTCTAGGACTGCTGGCATTGAAAGATAAGTCCATGGTGACTTCCCAGTTGGGTAGCGATCACCGTTACGGAGTTCTCTGTACAAATCGATTGAGTCAACTCGGGTGCCGAGGACTAGAAGCTTGCCGGTAGGCCCGAGACGGGTAAGGACTTCCTGCTGAATCCAACGAATGTGTTTCTCATACTCATGAGCATTGCTCATAGTCACGCAGTCATCGAGGATGATGAGGTCGGCACGGGCACCGTAAACCTGACCACCGATACCCACCGCTTGGATAGTAGGGTCTTTCTGGTCTGAGTCACGGAGTTCGTCACCGAGATAAACTGTAGTTGCTTGCCAAGTAGCAGACTTGGACTTAAAGCCAGAACCAGCCGCATAAGCGAGCTGAAGCTTCTGCCAGCCCGGGTGGGTTAGTCGCTGTTTAATGGCGTAGATAAATTCCACGGCCTTTTGCTGAGACTTGGATACGATCATGATACGGATGTTTGGATCCATACAGATACGGAATGTTGGGTAGTCAATCGAAGTAGTCATTGACTTGGCATGCTCAGGAGGAACATTTACTAGGACATACTGTGGGCGACCCTGTTCAAATGTCATAGACGGGTGCATCCAAGAAGGTTCATTACCTTCGAGTAGGTCAATAATGTTCTGCTGGTGAGGGAAGGTCTGAGAGTCTAGGTATTCTTTGCGGAACTCGTTGAATCCCATCGTGAGGGAATCCGCACTCTGTATTCTGCCCTTAGAAGTCCGGGCAGCTCTGACCTTATCTACCGTCTCCTTGAATTCTTTATCGGTCGAGCGATAGTAGTCAAACAGCTTGTAGCTGCGACCGACCTGCATCATCGCATCTTCGACCGTACAGCCCTCTGTCAGAAGGCGTATGACCTTCGACTTGATCTTGGCTGTCTCTTCTCTTTTGCTCATTGTTTCCTCTCGCGGCTTCGCCGCGTGAAAGCGAAAGATTTTCTCATTGGGTTCGAGGGTTCGATTTAGAACAGACTACTGGGCAAATACTAGGCCCTATGGTCGCCTTCGCTCTCATAGGATCGCTCCGGCTCCCTAAGAGCCGGGTAGTAGTCGTCTATATTCCTTGTCGGAATATATCCTCCTACTATAGATAAGCCGGGAAATTGGGTGTTTATCCCGTACTCAACCCTGTGATGTAGGACACATACAGCTTATACGGTAAAAGTGCAGGTCAGAGTGCATGTCGCGGATCTAATTCCTATCAAAAAAATTTATTCAGGTACATATATAGGGGCCCCCGCGTGGTTTATAGCACCCGGGTCATCTGTAAGGGGGGTGTGTCGGACAGGGTTTAGCCGATAACAGACATTATGTAAGCCTGATTTATACCGATTTTCTGCAGACATGCAGGGCATGCGGTCGGTCGGTACTAGGTTCTTAATAAAGTTCGCCCCGTTAATAATCGCCTAGTAATACGGGCAGATAATCGGGGCATGAGTCGGGGGGCTTGAGTCATGACAGGGAGGGGGGCAGGGCATGACATGGGGCAGGGCTTGGGGTCTTGGGTCTTGTCCTTGGGTCTGGTCTGGTGCCTTGGGTCTTGGGGTCTTGTTGCGTTAATCGGTTTCGGGGGCTCTTGAAATGTGCAGATTTTGAGCGTGTTTTTTCCTGGGTCATCTCGCAGCTTCTTTTGTGATGTTGCGTAATTCCCTCGGTTTCGGTTCTTGATTCTCGGGGGGTTTTGCTTCACAATTAGGGCAGGGCATAAGCCCTCACTACCTAGAGAAATGGATCCAAATCATGACAACAGTTAAGACACAACTACCAACCAACCTAGAAGCCAAGACCGCTTTAGATTCTGCTGTTTGTGCTTTTCTAGATTCATCACCGATTAACGAGACAGACATTCAAACCGCGTTTATTGGTATCGCTAACGGGATTCAAATCCGAGATTATGCTCTCGGTCTTGTTGGCTTAAAAATAAATGATGATGCCGACCGTTTCCGCTTCTTAAATCTTTTCAATGTTGCAGGTGAGTCTGCACATTTCGAAGCAATTCGGGGGGCTTATTACTATGAAGCAGGTTTGAATGATGAAGCCATGAACACATTAAACAAGGCTCATGAACTAGACCCTAAAAACTCACTCACAACACTATTGAAGCGTGTTATCGGTAGCGGTTGGCCGTCTGCTGCTTTTGCTTCTATGCGAAATGAATTACACGCGAAAGTTGAAGCAGGAATAAAAGAAATTGAGGGCGATAAAGTCGGGGCTTAATCTCGCTTAATCGTTAAGTGAGGGAGGGGGCTTCGGTTCCCTCCCTTGCTTAATGCTTAAGGGTTTTCACCTTTTGCAGAAATCAACCTAGAGAAATGGAAATAAAAAAATGATACAAGCCGAAAGAATAAAAGCACCGAAGCCCGCAGGGGCTCTTGCATGGTCGGCAGACCATGCCCCGACCTATTGCGAGGGCGTGAGTTCTCTTTACTCATGGTCTAGCAATTATCAAGACATGGCACCGTTTCGAAAGTTTTTAGACCTTATCGGGTACACCTTAGAAGAGTTCGGTGAGTGCCTTGCGGATTGGTCTAACCCTGCCGACTCTCTCGGGTTTAAGGAAATCGGACACCTAGCCGAAGCCCTTACCGATTACGCTAACCGCCCTCATGATGTAACTAGTTTCATTCAAGAGCTTCTTTTAGTTGAGGGAGATTACGGGCTATGAAATCACCTAACTATTACCGCGTGAGGTTCGCGGTTCGGGTTCTCTTTTGGGGTTCCCTTGTTGCCGGTCTTTTGTGGGTTGCCGGTTCTGTTTGGTGGACGGGTTCGGGCTATTGCTTCGGGTCAATGGTTGAGTGCGTACCGATTGGGGGCGAATAAATAAATGAAGATTCAAACCAAGGCACAATGCCCCGAATGTCTTCGGGTCTTCGACCTGCTAGACGATACCGACTCTCAAGAATGGGCGTATGGTCATGATTGCGAATAACGATTCGACTACAGCGGTAACAGCGATGGCAGAAGCGGTGTTAGCGATAGATTCGACCTGCTCTCAATGCGGTGACGATTACGATCTGATGACAGCGTTCACCGAACATAAAGTGTGCAGATTATGCACCCGAAATAATCACCGAAAGGCGGTGAGAAAATGACAGTTCATAAGACTTGGGTCGTGATTTATTCAAGCGACCCTATGGCAAACCATGATTTAGCGAAGCGACTAGAAGGCTTAGAATGGTGGATAACCGACCGAGATAACGCGACCGATAGCAAGACAGCGGTTCGCATGATTGACCTAACACAACTGAAAGATTGACGACATGGAGGGCATGAGTTTCGGCTCATGCCTTTCATGATGTTCATCTCGGACATCAACCTAGAGAATGGAAAGTAAATGGAAATAAAAGAAGCCGATTGGTTTCCAAACGATTATGTATTCCGCATGACACTTGAGCATGAAGGCGTGACTTACTACTGGCGAGGTGAGCAGGGTGAGTGGGGTACTGATGAAAGGTGGTTCGACTCAAGCGAGAACAAGATTGAAGAGCCTGAGTTTGCAGAAGACTTGGATCTGTTCGACCTATGCGACACCAACGCTAAGCCTTGGATTCCGTACCTATTGAGAGAAGAACTTGAGAAGGTGCAGAAGTTGCTTTGGGGTGGGTCTGAAACCGAGAACATTGAGGCACATAACATTGTTGCTTCTATGTTGAAAGAGAAGGTGAACTCATGAGAGATTATGAATTGGTTCATGCCATTGAGCAGGTTATCGGTCGTGACGGTGATGAACTGACTGACGGTGAGTGCTTAGATGAGATTGTAAAGCTCTTAATTGAATACAAGATGTTCAACTTTACAGCGATTGGAAACTCCTATGACCATGAATAAATACCATGTGACGATAGTCGAGAAGGTTATCCATGACTGTTATGTGGAGGCTGAAGACTTTCACTCTGCAGGTATGAAGGCGATTGAGTCTCGTGACTCATGGACTGAGGACTTAGATGCTTACTCTGTTGAAACTGGTGAGATGTGTCTAGTTACTCCGAAGGTTGATGACTCAATTTCATGGGGTGAACTGGCAGAACTGACTCATGTCACGCAGGTTCAAGGATTCGGATTCTGTATGTGTGAGGACAACGAGGGTAACGAGAAGCCTTATTCGGATTGTCCTGAGCCGAGAGTTCGAGTGTTAAGGGAGGTTGAGTTATGACCTATGGCTGTGGTGCTTACACTTGCGTGACCTGTTACCCGTTCACCTATGGCTGTGAATGTGGCTATAGGTATTCGGATCCGATTCCAAACGGGCAAGAGATTCCCGAATGTGACCATGAAGGGGGTCAATAGTGCCAGCCTTTGGACTGTTCGTATTGACCTTTTTCACCTTACCTAAAGGCATGAGTGAGGGTCAACCCTTGCTAGTATTTATACCAATAGCCGCATGGGTTTTAACTCTCATGCTGAAAGGATAATTATGCGAAGCCGATTAACCATTGGCTTGGTCTCATTGGGGTTAGTCTTCGGACTAGCCCCTTTGAGCCACGCCCCGATTGAGATTAGAACCGTAGTTGCTAACCCCGAGCCTGTCTTGGTGGAGATTCCGAAGTACGAGCTTGTACTTTCGGATCTTCCTTTGGCTTGGCAAAAACTTGCCATGTGTGAATCATCTGGTCGGCCTAATGCCGTAAGCGGCACCCGTAAGCAATTTCAGGGGCTATTCCAGATCGAGTATCCCCGGACTTGGGTTGCTCATGGTGGGCCGAAAGACCTACCGCCGAAAGCGGCATCAGTAAAGGAACAATTCCATGTGGCATTAAGAATCTATGTTGATCGTTTCTCTAAGCCATGGCCATACTGTGGCAAGTTCTTGAAAGAAGAATATGGTAGGTAATGCCGTCAGCGGCATGCTATAGTAAAGCTACTGAACCCCAACGAGACTCTAGGCTCCGAGGGGTTCAGTCTTTTCTACTTATTATCTGTTGAGTAAAAGCCTGAAGCATTAAAGATAACAGCGTTGGCAGACCACACTCGTGCCATCTGATTACCACAATCACAACGAGGAACTGATTCCTCTTCCGTCATCTTCCGTTCAATGGTGACAGCGATGCCACATGTACTGCAACTGTATTCGTATGTAGCCATTAGTTGTTATAGCTTCCTCTATATTTTCTTAACTTATCCTCGGGTACACAATAGATCTCTGGTCTCTTCCAGTCTGGCTTGTCGAGGAACTCTGGCACCATGGCATCAGCACCCCACATCCAACCCATGATCTCGTAGTTGGGCATGCCACCACGAACCAGTACGAACTTAGTTTGCGGATCAGCTCCGGGTCTAACCAGTAAGCGACCCTTCTCGTGCTTTGTAAACTTAACATCTATGTTCGGCTCAATATCTACGCCGCCTTGGCCGAAGGCTCCACCCCAGTACACCCCGAGGTTCTTTGCTACTGCTATCTCTGCACCACATCCATCTACATCAAGCAAAATGCGTTGCCATGGATCGAGATCACCAAGGCCACGCATCTGTTGGTTCTTCATCGTGGATACATATCGTTCTATCGCCGTGTTAACGGCCAATACAACCTCGTATCTTTCGAGAGTTATCTTTAAGCCCACGGACTTGGCCCTCCAAGATTGTCAATGATCTTGCGAAGGGCTACTTGAATCCTTCGATCGATGGTCGAGTCGGATACATTCCATGCAACTGCAATGTCGGACAGGATTAACGGATCCTTACCGTACCTCTGCTCAAGTAGTAACTGCTCATCATCAGTAATCAATTCGTATGCAGCTCTGACATCAATGACCATGCCCAAGACATTGCCACCCTCACTTGGTACTGGTGGCTTGCGTGGTGTGCCATCGTCTATCTGATTGACCAGTACTGCACCTTGTGTCTCGAACTGCAGGGCTACCGGCAACAGCGTGGCTATAAGTGCCGTGTCATAGAAGAACTCATCACCCATCTGATAGCCAAGTTTGGCTGCCTTCTCTTTACGAGCAATCTTTTCTATGTGCCTACGGAATCGAGCCATGAGTTTTCGTGCAACCCACTTCGTCTCATCTTTTGAGACCTCGTATGCAGCATCTAAATCTTTCTCTAACTGTGGCCTTTGTAGCACATAGATCTGCAGCTCTTGGACTAGATCTTCCAGATCTACATAGCCCGAGAACCTACGGTGGATGGCGTAAGCCGATGCCCGTACCAGATCTTGTACATGTGCCTCAGCTCTGTCCATCATCTCCCCATTGGTCATCCTCTATTTCAATTATCGCATCCATAATGAAGCGTGTCACAAAGTACAAGGATGTAATTACAAGAAGTGGAATCAAAAAAAATGTAGCCTTCTTCATGCTTTATTCTCCGGCCACTTACCTCGCTGCACCATCATTGCAATGATGCAATAGTTGGCTAAGTCTTTGAATGAATCCTCAATGGATTCGTGTTGTGGTGTATTGCCTGAGTCCAGTAAGTTCTTCAAGCGTTCCCACTTGTCACCCATACGAACCATTAGTCCGTTGAGTGGGCCACCATAGGCATTGTTGATATTGCCCGGGCCATAGTCTCGCTGCTTTGAGATCAGTAGATTGCCAAGCTCATCGATAATATCCCATGAGTCAGCAATGAACTGATCCATCATCGGGTCTTTGGTAACTGCACCCGGATCCATAGGCCCGAAGGTGTTTGCTTTATCTCTAGGACTTGGATGCCTAATGATTCTATTGAATTCCTCATTAACTCCATGTCGCTCATATTCACTCATTTATCCCTAACCTTTTCCGTAGTCCTTCGATACCTTCATCCATTACAACAGAGTTCACATCGCTACCCGGTGGGAGCGAGATTAGTTCTGCATGTTCTACTTCTTGCAATACTTTCTCTGCAAGTTCCATACCCGGGTTAGACCCGTCCTTCTTGTCATCGTTATCTGCTAGTACTAAGACTCGCTTGTATCCTCCAAAGAGTCTGTTGAAGTGTGGTCTCCACGCTTTTGCTCCCGGTACTCCGACACTCGGCAAGATCTGACTTGCAATAATACTGTCGAGTTCTCCTTCGCAGATAGCAATCGCATCTCCTGGCAACTGCAGATCCACCGCATTGAAGAGTCGAGCTGGCTGGTGCATGGGTGCCATGTATCTCGGCCCCGGTAACTCGTCCACCCTACGAAACTTAAAACCAGCAACCCCATGAACAACACGGTATGGAATAGAAAGCCATCCAATAAACTGTGCATGTGCAGGATCACAATCTACTGGCACGGTTCCGAGAAGATGAGCGTTTGCCAACTCCTTGCTGAACCCTCGTCCGTGAAGATAAGAGGCTGTCCTTTCGTCTATCTTTTGATTGTATGTCGATGCCAGATCCTTTAGCAATGTCAATCGCTCGTTCGATAGCAACACGAAATTCAACTCCTTCTCTCCACATTAGCAATGTATATGCATCTCCACCTATGCCACATGTGTGGCAATAGTAGAGTCCTGCTTTATCTCCATCGGTACTCATGACTGCTGATCTGTGTGCATCCTGATGGAAGCAACACTTGACCGGCTTCGAGTATCCATCTCTTACTTCTCCCCCGTAGTGACGGATAACTGCACGGAGAAGGTCAGCATCGGCAGCCATTAGAATCGCTGTGCTGTCTTCTTAACTCTCTGATTCTTTTTGAGTGCAGCTAAGTCACGCATGTACTGCTCGTGAGCTGCGATCTCCAATCGCATGCGGCGATCTTCTAGTCGTGCCTGTACATGGTAGTAAAAACTTTCAGCAAAGAAATACAGGGCTACACCTGCTGTTACTGTCAGTAGATTACTTAATGTATTCATTCTATTACCTCCATAAATGTGTCGAGTTCCAGTATTACAAATGCTTTACCAACGCCATGCTGTCTTCGTTTAGCAATGACTATAGGTATCGCTGGCCCTGATGACTTGCGTTTCTTAATCCAGTTCTGTGCTTCCAGTACTGCTTCCTTCATCCATTGTCCGGGTAAGAAACCTTTGGTGTTCTTTGCTTCAACGACATAGAACTTCTTGTCTTTGAAGAACCATAGGTCTCCCTCGTCATTGGTTCCGCTGAGTCGTAAGCGTTCTGCTACGAGTTCCTTGTCTCTGAAGTACTCGACAAGCTCTACTTCCCATCCAGAACCCTTGCGTTTATTTGCCCTCGATTGCTTGGAGTCCAACGAAATTCACCCCCGGTCTTACATCTGCTCGACCCTGTGCATCTTGGTCTGCTATCTGTACTCTCGATGGATCGATAAGCAAGGTCGCATACTGTGATGCATCGGCTGAGTGTTCACCGAATCTATTCTTAACTGCAGCAACTCTGAACTGTCCATACTCCGGATCCATTGCGATGGATAGGATCATGGACGGAAGCTGAGATGCCTTGCCAAGTATTGCTCTTCGTGGTGCAGGAAACTTTGGATCTCCAGTACCGGCTTCCGACATATGAGTAAGTGCAAGTACACAAGCACCAGTCTTACGAGCCACATGGTGCAGCTCTGACATGATGGCACGGATACCCGACCACTCTTCACCTGCTACCGAGATACAATTCATTAGGTTATCCACAACAATCAATGCAGGTGCCATGCCATAGACCTCGCCATAAGCAAGGATCTCCAGTTCAATAGCATCAATGTCTGGCGATGGATCAAATACCCACTTAATGTGAGATGCCTTCTCCGCCAGCAAGATGTCAAAGTAATGAGGATCTGCATCTAAGTATGTCTCTACTTGGTGCTGTGCTAATCCAGTCAGACCTGCAACTGTACGGAACATCTGTGTGATGGGGTCGGTATCCGCCGAGAAGTAAAGGGTTGGTACCCCCGACCTCAAGGCGTATACCAACGCCATCAAGCTCTTACCTGAGTTCGGTTGTCCAGCGATAAGACACAACTGTGACTGACGGAATCGCATAGACATCCGCTTCATGCCCTCCCATGTATCAGGTAAAGGCTTAGCAGAAGAGTTGGTGCTGTGTACTGCTTGTAACAAGTTAAGCACTTAGCGACCACCTCTCGTGAATTTTTATATCGAATTGTTTTCGTATCTTGTGTCTATCTGCAGCGGTTGAACCACCCCAGTAGTAATACCTTTCATTGTGTAATGCCCAGTTGAAACAGTCCTTTAGTAATGGGCATCCGTTGCATGCTTTGAATAAGATCTCATCGTATTCGTGAGTCAGATCATCACAATAAAAATCATTTCCGATTGTCGAGCATGGCTCGCTTCCGGTGTAAGCCGGATACTGTGGATCAGCACCCGGCTCCACCAGCTTGGCTAAGAAGCGTTGGCTCTGAAGTCGCATTGCTGGCCCTGTGGACGAGAGCAAGCATAGAAGGCACGGTATGGCTTCTGTGTTGACTTCGATATTCCGGCAGGTACGAGCTTTGCTGATTCCCCATGCTTACATACAGGGCCACCTGTTGGTGCTGCTGCAGGTGGTGGTGTACCCCAAGCATCTGCTGGTGGAGTAATGACTTGTGCATTGAATGACTGTGTAATCTGATTGGTAGTCATTGGTTGTGATGCTGGTGCTGATGCAAATGCAGAAGCCATTGCTTGAAGCAAGTGTTCTGCACCTGATGCATCGAGTGCTTCGTTTAACTTATTTGCGAAGCCTTGGTATGAGGCATCTGCGATTACAAAGATTGTTCCATCAGGAGTCTTTGTTGATACTTGAAAGCCTAGTTCGGCCATCTTATTCACCCTTCGCTAGTTTGATATTGAGTCGAGTCGATTCTTTGCCCGGCTCTTTCTTCGGGATAAAGCCGAGAAGTTTCTCGACTTCCTTTTCATCTATGGACTGACGACCAGCGACTACTGTCCAACTAAGTTCAACGCCGCTGGCCGTCCTGCCCGTTACACCTTCAAAGGTAGTTCGTAATGAATCACGCTTGTCGGTTAGTTCATCGATCTGCTCACCTAATTGCAAGAATAGAAGAGCATTTGAGTCCACCTCCGGATCATCAATGATGATGTCCGATGGCTTAATAAGTTCTTTTTTTATACCAACGCATCCTAACTCACCAGATGAGTCGTAGTACTTGCAGTAGAACTTACAGTAACTGGCATCCTTTTCCGGATCAGGTGCAATCGATGACTTCTTAATCTCTTCCAACCAAGCTAATGCTTCTTCTCCGATTGTAGGATCATAAGCTTCTGAGTGGATCTTCACATCCCTCTCATCACCATCTCTTGCGATGGCTACCAAGTTAACCGTCTTAGGATTCCCCAATCCAGACTTCTCAAGTAGGTAGCCATATGTCTGCACTTGCCAGCGTTGCTGCTTTGATGGGAAGTAACTAAGGTTCTTAATCTTAGATGTCTTCCAATCTACAACAGCACCAGTTTCGGGAATCCATAAATCGATATGAGCTTTCATACCGTTGTATTCCACTTCGCTTTCAACAACATACTTTTCACCCGAAGGATCAGCAAGAGCCAATGCTTCCTCGATGGTTGCATGGATTGCAGTTCCCATAATCGCTGCGAGTTTTAGTTCGTTGTCATTGGTTTCGATCTGAGCGTTCAGGCGATACCAAACTTTTCTACGGCAGCCACCAAGTTCTGATGGGCCCACCTGTGTCTGTACTGAGCGAGACCGAGTAGCATCCTTGGCTCGTAGTACTTCAATGAGAAGTTCTTTTGGATCAATCATTCTTTACTGCCTCTGCTTCTCTTAAATCTTGTTCCTTCTTAACAGTAGACCAGAACAATGCGTAATAATCTAGGTCGTACTGAATAGTCTTCATGTGTGTAACGATGGCACCAGTATGTGCATATGCTTGAACACCTGCTTCTTTCAAGCGATTGAAGAAGATAATATCTTCGCCAATAAATTTCTCTTCTGTTAGATCAACTTCATGGAAGAAGCTCTTATCAGGATGCTTCTCTCTCATCTTAGGGATGATTGACTTGTGCATCAATAGACATCCGAATCCTGCAGAATCAATCTCAATAACTTGTGGTTCCGGTAGTGGATGAATGAACTCAAGTTCATACTCAGTCCGGCCTTTGTAAAAGATTGCTGGCATAGGTACTGGTAGTGAACCTGCATGGTCTTTCCATACAAAGTATACACCCGATACAACAGGCCTTGATACCTTGTCTGCTGTATCCCATAGCAGTTTGAGAACTTCTTTGGTCATGACTACATCTGAGTCAACCCATAGGATCCAATCAGTCTTAGCGTTGTCTGCCCATAGGTTAAACAACTCCATACGCTGGCGAGAGATCTGATTACCCTTGACTCTCATTGCATTATTGATTGGTACACCAACTGTGTGTGCCATCAATGTTGTGTAAACAAGTCCTTCTGTGAACTTGCCATCGGTGACACCGTTATCACACCAAGCTAGTGATAGTGTCTCTTTATTGCTGTGTGGCATTGGTTAACCCTTCTATGTAATCCTTCGCAAGATCGTAGACACCTGCTTTGTCTTGTCCTTCTGGTCTCCAGAGAATCAAGACTCCCGGTAGTGTTAAGTTTTTTTCTTCTGGCAATGGAATCAATCTGATAAATGAATCTGCAATCAGTCCATTCTCGTGCATCCAGTCAACCAAGTCAACCTTTGCAGCAGAATATCTTTCTGACTCATGGGCATGATCCCACCAGACGGTGGCCCCACCGTTGATGTTATACAAGAACCCCATAGTCCAAGGATGTGGACGGAATGACTTGTCCGAGAACTCAGACATCTGTGCATAGATGGTCTCAACTTCTACTAGCTTCGTCATGGCTTAAGTGTTGCACCCCCCACCGACACTATCCGTTCATTTAGTAAACATGGGAGTGTCGTGCTATTGTCCGCCTACCTCGAAAGAGGTGGGGCAGAAACTTCAAGGCGACACTATACGGTGTAGCACCCAACCACCATAATTTTTATGGGGGGTAGGGGGGGCATTTCTTAAAGCTCTTCTGCCGGTGTAGTTTTAGGCAACAAAAAAGAGGGCCCCGGTTAAGGGGCCCATCTAGTTTGCAGACTTGGTTAGTCTAGATCTTCAACATCTTCTGGCTCTGTGAATAGAGCTGCTACTGTCTTACCGTTCTCAACCTTCTGGGCTGTGAATGAAAGACCTGTTGCTGCTGCAATTACACCGAGAACCAATTCGACTGGTAGATCTGGAACATAGACAATCACTAATGCAACGATTGCCTGAATGACTCCTGCCCATGCGGCAGGTGCTTTTCCGAACTTCATATTATCTCCTTATGATTTGAAGACTGGCTTACCAAAACCAACAATAGTCACAACCTGTGACTTGCGTAGCTTGGATCCATTCTTCTTCTTATAGGCACGAATCTTTAGGCATACCTGCCCACCGTTTCGCTGATCGCCCTTTTTATCTGGGGCGGTATTGCCCTCGATGCAAGTCACGGTTCCATCGCCATTGTCTTTCACAACAATGCCGACATGTGAGATGCGGTCTACCCCATCGTTGGGGAAGTCAAAGAAAACAATGTCGCCGGGTAGAGGAATTGCTTCTTCTGCCTTTTCCCATTGCCCCTTCTTCATAAACGCAGTTGCACCGGCAACTGTTGATACGCAGTTAGGGATCTTCAATGCTACCTCGTTGGCACACCAGTTAACGAATGAGCCACACCATGGCAAAAAGTTTGCCTTAGTAAAAGCTCCATACTTAGTTTCGTTATCCTTTGGCCCCTCGATCACACCGAGTTCACCCTTGGCTACTGCGATAAAGTCTAAACGCTGACCCATAATTAACTCGCTTTCTTATCTACCTTGGCAAAGGCTTCATTGATTTCATCTGCTGTGAGTGATCCATCTGCTAGATAGAATCGGGCTAAGGCTTCGAGTACTCGAGCTGCACCCAATGCACCAGCAAGGACTGCTGCCTGCCAGACCTCGATACCCACAAGGGAACCGGCACCGATCACACCGAGAGATTCCGCTGCAATAACTGCAAGGATTCTCATCATGACATTCTTAAATGTATCCATTACTTGTCTTCTTTCTTGATTGTGTTACGAGTAGCATCGATCATGATTGCAATAGCAATGGCATATGTGACGATGGTTCTTGCACTACCCTCGAGAACAACCCATGCCACGAACATGCCGAGCAATGTGTATGTCTGGTCGAGGATTGCACCGATGAACTTTTTAATCATAGGTTCCTCCTATAAGCTGCTGCAGCTGCGGCTGATGCCGCTGCTTGGGTTGCGATGTTGCCAGCGATTACCGCTGCAACAATTACATCTTCGGCTTCTTCTCTTGCTTCAGGTGACATATCGGCACCGACATTGGCTAGTGCCATAAGAGCTTGAGCAGGGTCTGTAAAGATTGCTGCTACTAGATCTGCTGGATTACCCAACACTTCTAGTGCAATCACCACTTCAGCTGTAAGGATCACACCATTCTCCAGTTGTACTGGAGTCTGTGGATCTAATGATTCTAAGTCCGTGTCTTCCGTGATTACCACTACTTCAGGTGTAACATTTTCTTCATGAGTATTTGGTTCAGGTTCAGGAAGGACTTCAGCTTCAGGCTGTGGTACAGGCTCTGGCTCGACTTCAGGGGTTGGCTCAGTTGGAACTGGTTCCTCCATAACTGGAGGTTCTGGCTCTGGAAGAGGGTCAACCGGTAATGGTTCAGGGTCAGGAACAGGTTCAGGCAAAGGCTCTGGATCAGGAATTACTTCAGGTTCTGGAGCTTCTGGTTCAGGCTCTGGAGCAGGTGGTTCGGGTAACGGCTCTGGAGATGGAGCAGGTTCGGGAGCAGGTACTGGAACTGGCTCTGGCTGTGGGGCTGGTACAGGTTCCGGCTGAGGAACGGGTACTGGCTGCGGTACCGGACTTGGTTGAGGATCAGGAGCTACAGGTACCGGAGTCGGCTCAATGGGCTGCGGAGCAGGTGTTGGAGCAGTTTGCTCTGGAACGACAGGCGTTGGTTGAGGTTGAGGCTCAGGTTGAGGTGTTGGAGCCGGGGATGGCTCCGGTGTTACAGGAACTGGAGCAGGCTCAGGAGTCGGCTCAGGATTTACAGGAGCCGGAGTTGGTTCAGGCTCTGTTGCCGGTTCATTAACAGGTGTATTATTTGTGCTACCGGAAGGGGTAGAAGATGACGGTTGATTTGTTGACTGAGCAGTTGAAGTCTCAGTTGTTGGAGTTGCAGTTTCGTTTGTACTCGGAGCAACAGTTGCTGTTGCAGTATCGGGAGAAGGCTCTATTGTCGGAGTCGGTTCCGGAGTGGGCTGACTTGAGGGTTGCTCGGTTGGAGTCGGAGTTGGTGAAGGTGAAGGACTCGTTGTTGCGGTTGAAGTATCTTGAGGTTGAGGCGAGGTCTCTGGAGTCGGCTCTACTGTCGGACTAGGGGATGGTGATGGAGTTGGTTCAGGGGTTGTTGTTGGCTCTGGTGTTGGTGTCGGTGATACGCCGTTATAGTAACCCAAAGAAGAATTGGAAAGATCGTCACTAACATAAGTATTAAAGCCTTGTGCATAACCACCTTCGCAGAATAGGCGAGGGATGTATCCTCTGTCTGCAAAGAATTGATTAGAGTTATCCCAACCAATCTGGAATGATTGCTGAGTTCCATCTGACTTACCGCATACAACATTGGCATTACCCTGAGCTGCATTAGCAGATGGCATTAGCCAGAACGATGTACCTCCGATTAAAAATACTATGGCTACTAGGTTGTAAACCTTTTTCTTATCCATACTTGTGGGCCAGTCCTTATCAAGTCGATGTGATCTTTCATGAGGGTGACAAATAGATCAATAGATGGCTTAGGTCTTAGATGCATAGGCAATTCATCGCCCCATTCGTAATCATCAAATGCCATGATTCCGCCGGGCTTTAACGCTTTCCAAGATAGTGAAGCATCTTTGAATACTGCATCAGCAGTATGATCTCCGTCAATGTAGATGAAATCAAAGACTTCTTTTTCATCTGCAGTAATTAAATAATTTTGACTCATCATCTTAACTTTGATGACATTGGGGCAGTTGCCCACCTTGGAGTCGTAAACCTTTTCTACATCAGAGAAGTCCATCTCATGATGGGCTATCTCGTCAGACCCTTGCCAAGTATCAACATCCGTAAGGATGGAGCTTGGGTGGGTGAGTATGTTATTGACCAGCCATAGACTGGCATCACCTGTGAAGGCACCTATCTGTAAGAACTTAAGGTTTTCTTTATCTTTGAACTCAGCTAATAGATCCTTGAAGTATCCCTCTGCCCAGATTGAAAACCAGTTAGGGTAATTACTTTCGCTTGGATGTGATGATGTCATAGATCAAGTCTACCTTTATTTGTAGGGCATTGACCTGATCTTTGAGACTAGACCCACCATTGGTCTTAAGCTCTTTAAGATAGTGGATAACCATCCATCGAATACCGGTGGCAAAGCCAGCGATGATTGCAAAGATAGATACTGTAAATGCTGCCCAGTCCATTGCCGACATTAGACTACCGTTCTCATAGTGATTGTAATGATCCCGCCAAAGTTATCTTCATTGCTTGAAGATGGTGTAAAGCGACTAAAAGAAATCTCTTCAATGGATGCATCGAAGTTCTCTAGAGAGTTAAAGTCTTGAACAAGTACCGTGGCACCCATAGATTCAATCTGCTCGAGTGCAGATAAGCGTAGTCTTGCACCACCTTTAACGCCGAACTTCATGTTACGGCGGTCGGCTTCAAAGTCATAACACATCAGCGGAAGCTGGATAAGGCGAGATCTACTAGGGCTAGGGATAGCCTTGATTGCATAGCCCTTGAGTACACCACCTGTGGTGTTGTTAGCTGTTGACTTGTACAGTACGAAAGTTATCTGACCATTAACTTGAGTGCTTGAGTATGCACTTTCTAGCCCAAAGTCTGAATTGTATGAATTGTTCTGGGTAAGGGTAGCAATCTGTGTACGACCTTCATTGGAATCTGCATAGACTTCAATGTTTCCCTGAAGGGTATCGGTCTCAATACGGACACGCTTCCATGCCTTCTTCTCAAGGGTACCCCAGTTTACGATACCGGTAGTAAGTGTTCCTTCATCTACTAGATCTGTAGCATGCTGTATCCACACACCAGATGCAGAGATACCCATAAAGATCTGTGCTGTTGATGGAAAGACACCGAGTGAGTTGACTGCCCCGGTAGTACCAACGGCAGATATATCTGTGGCATATGGATACGATCCATTTTCTAGCAAGTCGCCAAGATAGATGCGGTATGTACCAGATGCACCGGATATGCCAGCCTTAACTCCAGCCCATATGTAAGAGTCACGAGCTGTAAAGCAAGTGACTGGATCTGTAGTTGTAAAAATAAGTGGGCCATAGACAATGGTTGCATCGTCAGCAATGGCTGCAATACGAACACCACGGCTAGTGCCGATGGCTAAGAATGTTCCAAGGTATCCAAAGATTGCATGGACTACCTCACCACGAGGGATGTCTGCTACTGATACTGCAGCACCCAAAGCACCTGTGTTATCTGGTTGAATTCTAAAGATTGCAGACTTGTCTCCGGCATAACCAGATACATAGATAGCACCACGACCTTCAGCAATATCAGACCAACGCCAGCCGATAGGAACAGTCGTTGTGTTGGCTACAGGTGTGACAGTTGAAAGGTTGGTAGATGATCCATGGCTTGCGAATGGAAGCTCATATACTGCAGCAATAGGGGTTGTGCCAGTTACATAACTAATACCAAGCATAAAGCGGTTCTTTACATACTTGATAGAAGCAGATGTAGCGTTGGCTGTGTTGATTGTGTAGTGATCGTGCAGAGTTGGACTTGCTGCTGTTAGATCATAATCAAAGATTTTTGTGGCAGTAACGATGACAAGAGATGTTCCGTCTGTCTCAGCTGCAAGGATTTCACTAGATAGGGTAGATCCAAGGACAAGGGATGTAGATGTTCCGTTTGCTGCCACTCTTGCTACACGAACTGCTGATCCACCGGCTGCTGCACAATCGATGGCTAGTACATAGTCAACTCCAACGATAGTCGCTGGGAGTGCAAGGGTACGGTTAGATGTAGATCCAGATGCTGGATAAAGTTTAGTTGTCTTCTTAAGTAAAGAGATCTGGCCCAATGTCCATGGGTCAATGCCTGAGCTTGTGAAGTAACGGAATCGTAGTTGATCCGGGTTTCCTTCTAGTGCTTCCTGAAACTGCATGCCTTGTCCTAAGTGAAAGGATGTCTGGCTTCGTGTCCATAGACCTGAGTCAAGAGTCTGCTCACCCGGTTCACGAGCCTGATCCACACGCTCATACTTCCATCGGGCAGTTGATCTACGGTATGGAGTTTCATCTGTGATGTTGTAGATGAATGGCAGACCAGCAATAGCCACATCGAAAGAGTATGTGTTTGGATCGTAGTACTGAGAGCTTCGACCGGTAAGGTCGAGGATAACTGTCTCGGTAATGTCTGGTGACTTTGAACCCTTTAGTACCACTATGACTCCTTATTGTTGGCATAAAAATAAGAGCAGTTTTAAGCCATGCTCAGGGCTGTAAAGATTTACTTAAATACTGTTTCAGTCCAAGACTGTGATGGTTCATCCCATCGATAGTCTTTGCCATCTTCAGGTCGTGATACTGGGCTATTCCATTCAAGTGTTTCTGTATTTAGAGTCCAAGATGGGTATGGCTTTGCTTGAATAAAAGCATCATGCTCTGGGCTATATGTATATCCAATTCCAGCATGGCGTTTTCTGAATGAACCATTATATGAAGATTGTTTCCAATATGGATGTCCATGAAGTTCTGTTAGGAAATCAATACCAGCTTGTTCTGATTCGTTTCCATCAACTGTAATAACTTCATTGTTTACTACATGAATAGCAAGAACATTATTATTCTCATCTAGTTTTGCAAAGTGTGCCATTGTTTCTCCTTATAGTGTGATGGAACCATCACCGTTAAATTTGTAAACTCTATATCCTGTTGGATTAGTTACAGTAGGTGATCCAGTTGTTGCTGTTGCAACAGCAAAAGAATCTGCGTATCGAATAATTATTACGCCGGAGCCACCTGCACCATTTGTTCTTGTGCCGTTGCATCCAGCAGCACCTCCACCACCACCAGTATTAGCAGTACCTGAAGTTCCATCAGCAGCTCTAGCACCTCCTGCACCGCCTCCACCTGAACCTCCAGAGCCAGGAGTAGATGTATCGGCTCCACCACCTCCACCTCCACCACCTGCATATGTAACAGATGAACCAGTTATAGAAGATGATGCACCGGCTCCACCATTACCAGAAACAGTATTTGATGGGAAAGTTCCGCCAATATTTCCACCAGCTCCACCAGCACCACCGCCACCGCCAGAAGCTGCTGCTGTAGCAAGAGTGGCAACTGCACTTCCGCCGTTGTAACCTTGTCCAGAAATTCCTAGACCCGGTAATGATCCTTGGACACCAGAGTCAGATACTCCTCCTCCACCAGAACCTCCGGTTCCTGCTGCGAATTCATCATTACATCCACCACATCCACCACCAATAGCATGGACATATGTATAACTACCTAATGAAATTTTAGAGTCGCTTCCAAAATTTCCACGAAGTGAACTACTTCCAGTAGTTACTGAAGCACCACCACCACCTACTGTAATTGTGACAGCAATACCAACAGGAAGTTCTAGTGTTCCGGTTAAAAATCCACCAGCACCACCACCGCTTGCCGTACCAGAGTTATTAGCGGCACCGTTTCCACCTGCACCACCACCAGCAACAACTAAATAATCTACTGTTCTAGTTGCGTTATTGGTTCCTAGCTTGCTCCAAGCAGCAGTAGTTTTTACATTAGCATTAGAAAATCTACGAATAGCCATTAAAGTGCATACCTCACAATCACAATACCTGAGCCGCCGTTGCCACCCACTCTTACTGAAGTTGTAGTACCGGGGCCACCACCACCACCACCAGTATTAGCAGTAGCATTATTTGCACCAGATCCATTATTTCCGCCACTAGCTCCGCCACCACTTCCACCTGTGCCACCCGAACCTGAATAAGCACCTCCGCCACCACCACCTGCGTAATAGTAAGTTCCACTTACATTTTGTCCAGTACTAGTAGCAGCACCCCAAGATGAATATGTTGATGTTCCAATGCCACCGTTACCGCCAGCATTTGTTCCATCAGCACCAACAGCAGCAGCACCGCCACCGCCAGCACCACCTTCATTACCAGAAGGTGATCTGCCACCTCGGTACCCCTGAGATGTGCTGTTTGTATTTCCCCCACCAAGAGAGTTGTACACAGCAGAGTATTCTTTAATACC